AGAACCTGGTCATCGGCGGCGCGAGCACCGCGGTCGTCGTCGGTGACACGCCGATGTGGGAACTCTTCGTGCAGGCCAAGGCCTACGCGAAGGACAACTACATCCGCGGCGTGAAGGAAAAGGGCGGCGAGGAAACGTATCACGCCTTCCTGTCGCCGTCGGCGATGGCCAAGCTGAAGCTCGACCCGACGTACATGTTGAATCTCCGCCATGCGCAGCCGCGCGGCGACGAGAACAACCTGTACAGCGGCACCGTCGTCAAGATCGACGGCATCTTCCTGCACGAGTTCCGTCACGTTCCGAACACGCGCCTCGCGGCGTCGGGTTCGAAGTACGGCGCGACGGGCACGGTCGACGGCTGCCAGATCCTGTTCGCCGGAGCGCAGGCGATGGGCATGGCCGACATCGGCTCGCCGGAGTGGGTCGAGAAGGGCTTCGACTACGAAAACCAACAAGGCATCAGCGTCCAGAAGATCCTGGGCTTCCTGAAGCCCCAGTTCTACACGCAGTACTCGGGCGGCACCGTGGAAGATCACGGGATCATGTCGATCTACGTCGCGCAGTAGCACCACCCTCACTTCAAGGAACGGAGTTAAAAATGGGACAACGGATAGCGGCATCCCGCTCGGCCCAATGGCCGTTGGTGGCGGAGTTCGTCGCCAGCTGGGACGATACGATGGTCGACATCAACGGCGCAGTGCAAGACTTCAAGACGGCCGGGTCGAAGATCTTCGAGATCATCCCGCTGCCACCCGGCGCGATCGTGCAGGGTGGTGAGGTCGTGGTCGAGACGGCGTTCGCAGGCAGCACGACGGTGCCGATCACGCTCGGCGACTCGGCGAATGCAACGCGGTACCTCGGCTCGACCAGCCTGATGGCAGCGGCACGTACGGTGCTGGTGCCGACGGGTTACGTCAGCCAGGGCGAGAACATCCGCATGGCCTTCGCGCCCACCGGCGCGCTGGCGACGGCGGGCAAGGTCTCGGTCAAGGTGTCGTACGTGATTCGCAATCGCGCGAACGAGGTCAACCCCACGTAATTTGTGGGGAAGCCGTGGCAAACTGAAAGGGGGACTCCGGTCCCCCTTTTACCAACTTCAGGAGATTGCGCATGCCGCAGTTCACACTTCATCGGAACCACACACTCCGTACCAGCAAAGGCCACTCGATCCTGTTCAAGAAGGGCGAACCGACTTGGGTACCGCCACTGTGCGTCGAAGACGTGGTGGCGATCGGAGCGGTCCCGGTGGACGGTGAAGTGGACGTGATCCCGGCGGACGCCGCGCCGAAGGCCGAGCTGACTCCGGCCGAGCGCAAGCAGAAGATCACGGATGCGATTGGCATCCTGCTCGCGCGCAACGAGCGCGGTGACTTCACCGGCAACAACATGCCGCACTGCAAGAAGCTGCAGGCCATCACCGACTTCGAAGTCTCGACCGACGAGCGCGACGAAGTGTGGCGCGAGTTCCAGGCCAAGGCGCAGGAACCGAAGGAGTGAATTCCACCACCCTCGGAGATCTGTTCCGGGCCGACACCACGGACAACGTCACGCCGTATCTGTGGACGGACGTGGAGATGTACGCGTACATGAACGACGCGTACTACATGTTCGTGCGGCGCACCGGCGGCATCCCCGACTACTACAATGACAAGGTCTGCCTCGTCACTGCGAAGAAGGACGTCGAGACGTCCAAACTGCACCCGAAGATTCTGTTCGTGCGCACGGCGAGTCTCGAGCCGAAGGGCGAGACCGTCAAGGTCATCAATCTGCAGGACGAGCCGTGGCTCCAGGACGAGGATTACAACCTGGTCCGACAGATGAGCGTGTCGAAGACGGTCGGCAAGGTGCGCTACTTGGTGATCGGCATCCAGGACGACATCGCGAAGTGGGTGAACATCCCCGACGTCGACTACCAGGTGCGCCTCGCGGTGGAGCGGCTGCCGCTCGACGACATCACTGGCCCTGGGCAGGACTTCGAGGACGTGAAGGACCACCATCACATGTACTTCCTGTGCTGGATGAAGCACCTCGCCTACAGCAAGCAGGACGCCGACACCTTCAACAAGGTGAAGGCGGACGAAGAGTCGGCGAAGTTCCTGGCGTACTGCGCCTCCGCTCGGCAAGAGAAGGAGCAGTACAAACACAAAGTCCGCGTTGTCCGCTACGGCGGCCTCTACACACCATGACCGATCAAGCAGAACGCATCGCCCATTTGGAGAAGTGCCTCGCTCCATTCGCCAGGCTCGGCAACCAGTTGGGGTTCCAATCCGATCGCGCTGATGCGGAGCCGGTGCTTCACACGCTCGCAGGGAAGATTACGATCGGGGATTTTCGTCGGGCCAACGAAGCGCTGCGGCAGCAAGTCGGTGTACCGCCGCTCTACTCATTCGACAAATAGCGGAGAGCCTCCATGGCAAACACACTCTACAACATCGGGCGTCAGCTCTTCCTGGAGGCGCAGATCAACTGGAAGTCCGACACCATCATGTGCGCGCTGGTCGATACGTCGCCCGGTACCGGGTACACGTTCAGCCCGGCGCACGGATACTGGAGCGTCATCGCGGGCCTCGGCACGGGTGCTTACCCCGGCGTTCCGAAGCGGCTGGTGCGGCTGGTGGGCGGCCCCGACCTGGATACGACGGATGGTGCCGCGGACGCCGATGACGTGACGTTCGTCGCGGTCCCGTCCAGCGCGAACGCGATCGAGGCGATCATCATCTTCAAGGACACCGGCGTCGCTGGTACGTCACCGCTGATTGCGTACATCGACACGGCCACTGGCCTGCCGATCACGCCGAACGGCGGCGACATCATCGTGACCTGGGACAACGGCGTCAACAAGATTTTCCGTCTCTAGGTCATGCCCGTCTTTGTTTTCTCGAGCACCGACGTTGATGCGCCACGTTGCTCCGGCACGATTGGCGATGGCGTCAATCTGCTCGACAAGATTCTCAACGTTGGCTACAACGTACTGACCGGCGTCACCGTCGCGCGCGTCGGTGCCGTAGCGACGTTCACCAAAGCGTCGCATGGATTCGTTACTGGGCAGATCGTGCGGCACTCGGGCTTCACCGAACCCGAGTACAACGTCGACGCGAAGATCACGGTGACGTCGTCGAGCACGTGGACGATCCCGGTTGCAGGCACACCAGCCACGCCCGGTGCTGTCGCAGGCGGTGCGAAGATGTGCCCGCTCGATTGGACGATCGAGCAGACCGCCGCTAACCAGCGCAGTTACCGCGCGCCGTTTGGTCTGCGCCACATCCTGGCTGTCGACGACACTAGTACGCTTGCTATGCGCGTGCGTGGCTTCGAGTCGGTAACGGCACCTGGTATTGCGCTGACGAGTGGCTCCGGTCCTTTCCCACTGGACACACAGCTGAGCGGCGGCGTGTTCTGGGATAAGAGCTCCGCGGCGTCGACCGTTGCGCGTGCGTGGAAGCTGTACTCCGATGGTAAATTCTTCATCTTTCGAACTAACTATAACGGCGCGGCTACTCAGTACAGTCAGTGGTGGTTTGGTGAATTTGTCAGCTACCTCAGTACGGCGGATGCGTTTGCCACATACATCGGCGGCGAGTCGACGATCTCCGCTTCCGGCGGTAATTTCCGAAGCGGTGTTTCGCAAGCTGGTTCGGCTTCTGGCTCGCTCGCTTCCTTCATCGCTCGCAGTTACACCCAAACTGGTGGTGGCATTGCTTCTATGCGGCGGCACCCAGGCCGCTTCACCAATTCCGGCAACGAAGCCACTATGGGCGGAGCTTCATTTTTGCTTACGTACCCCGCTCCGATCGCAGGCGGACTGATCATGGCGCGTATGATTGTGTCGGACACGTCAGGGGTCACCACTGTCGACGACCGTGGTTACATTCAGGGATTGTGGATGATCGGGCACAATCATCCGCTGACCGATGGAGATACATTCACCGGCGCCGCTGGTACTGAAATCGCAGGAAAGAACTTCGTTGCCTTCGATATTTCGAATGGCGCGCAAATTGCTATTCAGATCGATGATTGGAACTGAAACGTGGCCGCGCTCGGGGCAATAGGTAAACCCTCGTGGTACTCCCTCCACACGGTGGGATATGTGTACCCGTTTCTGAATTTCATGAACAACAGCCCGTGGACCGTGCTGCGGCAGGACGGCTCGGTGTCGGGCTTTACGCGCATCGAAGGTGTGCTCACCAAGAACGTCGAGGTGTGGTTGTTGTGGCGACCGACGATGGTGCCGCTCGAGCGTACATATTCCGACGCGAATGGTGCGTACCACTTCAACAACGTTCCTGCTGACACGCCCAACCTCGTGGTCTACTTCAAAGACCCGGCTGGCGGCACCGTCTACAACGACATCGTCAAGGCGCTGATCACAGCGGCGTAACGTGGCTGACTACGCCCCTCCTCTGGGGAACGCGGTAGTCTGCGACTTCGCCGGGACATACACCCCACCTGCTGGCAACGCGGTCAGCGTTGACTTCGCCAGTTCCGGCGCGCCGGGTGCGATCTTCACGCAGGGCTTCGACTCGCAGCAGTTCGGCGCGCACGCCACTGCGTATACGCAGTGGCTGTACCCAGAGGGTTTCGATTCTCTCGAAGTCAGCATCCCCGACGCGCGGCCTGGTGCTTTCCGCAGCGTCAACTTCACCGAAGAGTACGAACCACCGCTCTACAACGACGTATCGGTCGACTTCGGCGGCACCGGCACCAAGTTCATCGGGCCGTACGGCTTCTTCAGTG